AAGCATGCCGCCACGCGGGCGCCTACAATCTCGGCCTCGAGGTATTCGGCTAGATCATGGAACAGGTTGATCACGGGAGCAAAGAACGGCTCGCCGCGAGACTGCCCGGGACGCTTGATATGGTACAGGTGATATATGTTCTTCTGGCCGAAGCGGTTGCGGGCCGCTATCCGCTGGAAGTTATCAACATCGTTGGAATAGGAGCGCCGGTCGCCTACGGTCAGATCTCCCGGATGTGACTTTCTGATCCAGTAGGCAACCGGCTGCCCGCGATCCCCAATTTCTATCCCGTCCCGGATATCGCCGCGATGCCGGAGGCTGGTCGGGGTCATACAGCGGTCGGCCTCGACGAGCTCAAGCGCCCATTCGAGCGGGCGCCACGGCTCGCTCCTGATCATGACCGGGATGATAAAGCAATCGCCATCCTCAAGTATCTTGCGCTCCGCGAGGTTCTGCATCTCGCGGAACGTCATGCGGTCTTGACTGTCGGCCCACGGCAGCCATTGACGCCAGATGCGTTCGGCCTGGTCGGCAAAGGCGTCGGCTTCATCCTGCGAAATACCAAGGGCCTGATAGTCGGGGCGGCTCTGCGGCATGATGCCGGAACCGATCACGTTCGATACGAGCGTTGAGGTCACTCCGGCCGCGTGCGGATCGTCCCGGTTCAGGTCCCGGGAGCGGGCTCGCATGGTGCCGAGGCTGGGGAGCAGGTCCTGGTCGGCGCTCCCGTCCGTGACCTTCCACCCCGTATTGAGGCGGGTATTGCTGGCGCCCTTGTAGGCGCTGAATTGTCGCTGGTAGGCGCGGAGCATCTTGTGGCCATACCGGGCCATCATGCGGCGGCCGCCGATGGACGGCGCGAACACAGAGATTACGCGGTCGATCACGGCGCCAAGCCGGTCCCCAACGGTCGCCGGAGCATTGAGGGCTTCCTCGGTCACGCCACCAACGAAGCGGGCGTGTTCCTGGCGCTTGAGGTTCATGCGGGGTCCTCGAACTGGACCTTTGTTCGGTTGCCGCCAACGGCCTGAATCTCACCGACGTACTGTTTCCGCATGTCGCGGAGCTCGGCCAGGCTGTAGCGTGACAGGCTCCGGCCCTCGATGGCGTATTCCTGAACCACCCCGCCACTGAGAATCGTGCTGATCGCGTTGTCGATAGCCTCGACCATCTCTTGCGGAGTGGGGCTTGCCATGTCCGGGGCTCCTGGCGATATCGTTCAACGGCAACGTACTCTCAATACGCGCTATCTGTCAAGCACCAGAATTGCAGCTCAATACCAGATGGGGTCCGAGCTGGCGGCCAAAAGCTATAAGCGATTCGGCTGTCTGACCGTCTTGTAGGTGTCGCCACAATCGGCACATTTGCGGTACTGGATGCGCCCCTCTGTCTTGTAGACCGTGCCCTTGCCACCGCATTCCGGGCAAACTTTCGGGTCCGGTGCGGCCGTTGCCTCAACCGCGGATTCGGCGGCGCCAGGCGGCTTGTCCTTGACCCGGTCGAGCCAGCCCTTGCGTTTTCCGATGAAATCAGCGGCCACGGAGCCACCCCTTGCGCCGTTTCAGGAAGCCGCTTGCTCGTGCGGCGCCTCGCTGGCGCTCTTCTGGCGTTCCGGCCTCATAGACTCTCGGTTCCGGGTTGTCCGGGTCCTTCATGAGCGAAACGTGAAGCATGTCGGCTGCGGCGGCCGCGTAGACCTCGCAATCGAAGTAGTGATTCTTCGGCTGTCCCGGGACCGGAACCCAAGCCTCGGTCGCCTTGCCCGTTTTCCTGTTGCGCCGGATCACCTTGTGCTCGGAGCAGAATTGCCGTAGGTACTCTTCGCTGACATCGGAGTGCAGGTGCCAGCGGCTATCGGCCTGGGGCGTGTTGGCAAGCCGCGTGACCTTGGTCTTGAAGTAGTTGGTATCGACGCGCCAGAGCGCCAGGCCGGTCTTGTCGGGCTTGCCGGTCACGGGATCGCGGTCAACGTAGCTGACGCTGAATTGGCTCCCCCCCGCGATGCTATCTTGCCCCTTGATCGGCCGGAGCTGGGGCGCGTGCCCCCGGCAATACTCGTACATCTCATCGGTGTTGTCGGAAGTGTCGAGACAGCAGAGCCGGACATGGGCAGTCTTGCCGCTGGGGTCGGGCTCGCCGATATCGGTGCAGAAGGGGTACCCGATCCCGAGCACGTTCTCTATCGCCTCGGGTAGCGATTCGGCTATGTCCTCGCGCACCAGATGACTTTCCTCCCTGGGGCCGTAGGCCCGGACCACGTAGTAGATTCCCTGGTAGGGGTGCGGGTCGATGGCGGCAACCAGCACCTGGGCGTATGGCGGGACGTAGCCTTTCGGAACCTGCACGGTTTGCAGCACGAGGCGCTCGGGCTTGCTCTCCTGCGTCTTTTCCTCCCAGCACTCCCCGAGCCAAGAGTTGGTGAAGTTCATGAGCTTTCCGGGATCGTCGCGGCTTTCGAGAAACTTCGCCGCTACGTCGCTGGCCGTGAGCCACGGGCTGTAAAGGCAGTTCAGCCAGAACCCGGCATGCGAGCTCACGGGGGGCGCGTTCTCAATCTCGCCGTGCTCGTTGATGGTGGCGCCATCCGGGCACCACTTGCCGCGCCGGATCGCCGCTTGGCGCTGGGAGTCGGTCCAGAGATTTTCGCATTCGCAACACTCGTATCGGGCGCATTGCTCGCGCCGGATCGCTTCGGGGTCGCGTTGGTCCTCGGGCCATTTGACTTGTCGGAAGTGCAGAATCTGGTAGGTGCCACATTCGGGACACGGCACGTAGAAGCGGCGCCGGTCGGAACGCTCGAACGCCTGGGTGATGTATCCGCTTCGGGTAGTCGGGGTGCTGACCATGACTTTCTTGCTGTTCCAGAACGTCCGGGTGCGCTCTTCCGCGAGACTGATCGGGTCGGCCTCGCGCCCGGCAAAAGGCGGATACTTGTCTGTCTCATCACAGAACAGATACCGAACCGGGCGGGCACCGAGGGCGCTGGGGCTGTTCGCCCCGGCTAGGTACATGACCATACGATCAAGGCGGTACGCCATGACCGTAACCTTGGCCTTGCTGCGGCCGGTGTGCCGTTCCAGCGTCGGACTGGCGTTGCACATCGGCGTGAGCCTGTCTTGGCTGATGGTAGCGCAGAGGTCCTCAGTGGGTTCAACCAGCATGGTCGGGGCCGGGTCCTGGTCGATCAGGTAGCCGATCATATTCAGCATCGCTTCGGTGCCGCCAACCTGGGTTGACTTCATGAGCGTTATCTCGGAGATGGCGGGGTCCGTGAACGCGTCCATGATTTCGGTCAGGTAGGGTGTGCGGTCGTTGCGCCATGGACCGGGCTCGGCGCTGGCCAGCGGGTCAAGAATGCGGTTGGCTTCGGCCCAGTCGCTGACGCTGATTTCGTCCGGCAGTTCAAGCGCGGCCAGCTCGGCATCGGTCCAGAGTGGAACGCGCTTTTTCGACTTCGGCTTCGGGTTACTCTTCCGCTGTCGTTTTGTCGTTCGCGAAGCTCCGGATGATTTCGCGGACACGCTCATTGATCGCGGCCTCAATCTCGCGGGCCTCCATCCCGACCAGAACCGGCGCCAAGCTCCGGCCGAGTGAAAGCAGTTTGCGCTTCACTGCCATGATGCGGGCTATCCGGCCGCGCTCTACTTCGTCGCGGGGGATCAGCTCGCCCTCTATCTCCTGAATCTTGAGCTTGCGCTCCTGGGCCTGCAGACGCTTGAGGTCCAGGTCGGCGCGTTCCTTGGCGGTCAGACGGGAACCGCGCTTGCTGTTCGCTTGCCGCCAAGCTTGGATGTTGTTGATATCGTAGTAGCCTTTGGGATGCCTGGGCATGCCTTTCTGTGACCAGCCCTCGACGGTGCGGCGTGTCACGCCCAGCGCGTCGGCAACGTCCTGTTGGGTTCGCACACATCCGGCCGGCAACTTGCCGTTGGTCCCGGTAGTGAGCTCTCCCATGTTTTCGAGTTCGCGAATCTCGGCGGCGCTCATGGGCTGGCCTTCGCCCTGATGCCATTCTTTGAGCTTCTGAATCAGAAAGGCTTGCCGCTTACGCTTCGCGGCTATGACCATGCGATCATATTCGGGAGCGGTGCCCGAAGATCGCGGCTGTTGACTGTCGGTAGCTTCTTCGGAACTGTCGGCCGGTTGCTGACTCTCGTGTTCCTCGGGAGCTTGCTGTTCAGGTCCGGGAGTTGCCATCTGAGCAGGCTCTTTCTTGATCATGTCCCCCTTGGGCTATCCGTCCGAAATGGGCATTTCAAAATCTAAAGTCGCGTTCAAGGTCGCTAAAGCGTCC